GTTTTGGCCTAGGTACGAAGTGCGTGAATTTTTGCCTAGCCATTTTCTTGAGATCTATCTATAAGTGCATAACTTATTACACCTTGTATTTTATTACTTGCGGTTGCAGCTTGAATTTTAACAGCATCACCTGCTTCTAAATTTAAAGGCTGTGGGGTAGCATTAACTTGTGTTTTTGCAGCTACATCATCCCTAAAAAACTCATACTCGGTGCTAGAATCTGATGAATCTACAAAGCTCATGTTAACTAATATAGCTGATGAAGCATCATTGTTTGCACAATAAATACTTCTAATAATTATTGTTGCATCTGTTGGACAAGTTAAAACAGTATTTAGATTTGTATCAGCTTGTTTGTATCCTTGATTTTTGTATCTTATTGTCATGACATAAAGTAATTAAAGGCATCTTGTTCATTTTTTAAGTCTGTTTGATAAGATGTATTTAATTGATTTTCTACTGTTGCTATTGCTTGGTTGATTTGTCTGAATCCTTCTTCAGTATATTCTTTTGGTGGTTCAGGAACATATACGTTTATCTTGGCCATTACTTTCCCTTTCTTGATTTAGAAGCTGATTCATAACTTTTTGAAGATACTGACTTCCTTGGAGCAGTAGTAACGTTTGCACCTGTTCTTCTAGCAGTTGAGGCTTGGTTATAATCATAAGAAGATATTGGATCTCTTTGTTGTGTTGGAATTCCACCGCCACCCATTTGCTCATCTCGGTCAGTAGGGGCTTTATTCATAATTCTTGGGCTTATTGTAGTATCAAGAGTTCCTTGAGGATCATTTTGTCCAAGATAAGTTCTATTTGCAAATGGATTTGCTGCTGCTATGCCTTGTAGTATATTTGATACAGGAGAAAATTTCATTAAATTTGTCACAAAATTTTTTATACCCATATTCTGTTTTTTGTTTTGTAAATTATTATTGAAAACTTGTTTTTTTTGTTCCAAATTCATTGGTGGAGCTTGATACATATTTTCATAAAAATTTGGATTTACCATTTCATTGTATAAAGGTGCAATACCTTGTTGAACATTAGTTGCCATTAAATTTCTGTCTAATGGTTGGTTTACCGCATTCATTCCAAGTGTTGGATCTGTGCTTGCTAATCCATCTCTAAAAATTACAGCTTGATATTGATCATATGGTAACATTATCTTCTCCCATCCACATTTACATCAGCTCTAAATGTTCCAAATCTCCAAGTTTCATCAACAGCTGTGTTTTCTATTTTTATATTTGCCAAACGTCCTCTAGCTCTTGTATCTATTTTTTGTGTAGAAGAGCTTATAGTAAAAGGACCTAATTGTGAAGACGTATTGGTATCTATTGGAAAATCTTTTAACCCAATTGTAATTACCGCATTACCTTGTAAGTTTTTAAAATCTGGTAAGAATCTACTTATTCTCATTAAATATTCACCATCACCATCTTGTGGTATATCAAAATCTCCTGATAAAATGAATGCAGAAATCGCACTTTCTGAACCATCTAGATCTATTATATTTGTTCCTGTTTCCTGCGCAAAATATTTACTAGCACCAAATGTATTAGTTGCTCCACTTAAATTTGTTACAGAAGGAGTTGCTGTTGATGTATATTCAGTAGCATAAGGTAAATCATATGTAGAGGCATCATGGTAAGTGCTTCTAGCTAATGTCATTGTTGACCATACATTTTCAACATAATTATAAACAACACTTCTATTATTTTGTACAGCTGGATTTGTTAAAGGTTTTCCAGCTGGATAAAACCAAACTATTTCATTAAACAAAGAATTATGAGATGCATATATAATTTCATTTGATGAATAATTAATACCCACATTGTCTCCAGTTGTAGTAAATACAAAATCTTCTACAAAAGAAGGAAGTAATTTTACTGTACCATCATACCTAAAGAAACCACCTCCAGTTCCCATCCAAAATACTTGACCATCTGCATATACAACAGCATGTTGACCAATACATCCACAGTTAGATCCAACTTGTCTAATAGAAAAAGTAAACGGTGGACCTACAAACTGCATCACATATGCAGCCGTGTCTGTTAAAATTAAATTATAGTCTTTACCAGAAACAGCAGCTACAATCTTATTCCCGGTGTCCAGTCTAAAAGTTCCTGCTGTATTAACTGAAGTAGGTGCATAAACATTGTAATTCTCTTGATCACTAAATCTTATGAACATTGGGTCTTGTGTTGTATTATCACCTATGGTTGTTTCAGTTCCAAAATGAACAACGTGTCTATCTCTATCAGACACAATTGTGAGTCGTGTAGAAGTTGGAGCACCCGTCATTATTGTTGCTCTTTGTTCTAAAGGATTTGCAGCTCCTGCATCCCAAACAAATGTTTTACCATCTTTAATTGTTGCAATAAGTTGTTGTCCAAAATTATCTAACGACCAAGAACCAGGATCTAGAACAACTTGTGTAGAGGTACTACCTTCTCCCCACTCATCAGATCCCCATGTATCAGTTCCCCAACCATAACCATATGTTTGAATTGTTGGCCCTATTTCCTCATAAGGATTTATAGATGCGCCTCCAGCACTAGACATACCAGTTCCTGTTTCTGATATTGCCATAGTAATTGTGAATGAATTGGTAGCAACTGTTAAAACTTCAAAAGTTAAAGTTGTAAAATCTGTTGTATTATATCTTGTAACAGTAGACTCTCTTACTGCTGTAGTACTGGCATGAGCTACTGCAGTAGTACCGTTAGTCCCTCTTGTGCATCCTGTTAAATCATTGGATGATTTACCTGAATATGTAATTATTTCATCTTCAATTCTAACTGAACCTGAAGATGAGAAAGATGATGCATCGGTCAATGTAATTGTTGTTGCACTATCAGTTATATCCCCGTTAAGTGTTGTAGTTGCTCCCGGTACAGTTACTGAAGTAAATGTAACATATTCTCCAGCTGTAAGATTGTGTGATGCTTTATTAACAGTCACAGTTGATGAACCATTTGTAGATGTAAATGTTGCTCCTGTAATTGCAGTTGCTAAAGGTGTGATGTCATAAAATGCATCTTCATAATAAATATATAGTGCTTTTGATGTTCCAAGTGCTGCGTACTTTCTGCCTTCTAAATCGTTCCAACAGTGTTGCGCTCTTGCAGGACCAGAAATTGTATGTTGACCTATAGCTTGAAAACCACCAATTTTTTCTGGTTGACCATATCTAAATCTTACAAAATCACTATCTATCCATTGGCCTTCTGCACCTGAAGGCGTATCTGATTTATTAAGTCCTGGTCTTATTTGAACATTTGTTAAAGGCATATTAATTCACTTTCAAAAATCTATATTTAATTTCACCGTTTCCACCACTCGCTCCAGCTGCAGTAGTATTTTCAGTTCCATATTGCGCACCTCCTCCACCACCTCCAGAGCCTCTTG